GCAATATATCTAATATATTCCTTGACTTCTTTTGCTGTCAAATCTGGTATATCTGCTTTATCAAAACAAATATCAATAAAGTTATCTTCTAACTCTACTGTCTTTTCTGCAGCACAATATATTTCGTATTTTAACTTATCAGTCCATAACTCGGGATTCTCCGAAATGAAAGTTCTGAATAGTTTTGACAATCCTTCAACATGTAAAGATTCATCACGAATACTCCATGTAACAATTTGTCCCATTCCTTTCATTAGATTATGCCTAGGGTAGTTAAGAAGAATAGCAAAGCTACTAAATAACTGTACTCCTTCTGTAAATGCACTATATACTGCCATTGTCTTTGCCATATCATATGGAGTGTTCATACCGAAATCTTGTAGATATTCATGTTTCTCCATCATAGCATTGATATCAAAAAACTCTTGGTACATATCTTCTGATTTACCTAAAGTTTCTAGTAGAAGGGAATATGCTTCTTGGTGTACTGCTTCCATAGCAGCGTAACTAACTAGCATCATTCTTACTTCTGGTTGTTTAAATGTAGGTAAGTAATGGTGGGCATAGCCTCCGCATACATCTACATCTGCTTGAGTGAAAAACTTAAAGATATTGTCTAACAATGTCCTTTCGCCTTCACTTAATTTTTCTTTATAATCCTTTATATCATCTTGTAATGGCACTTCTTCAGGTAGCCAATGCATTTGTTGTTGTTTTTTATAGTTCTCAAATGCCCAAGGATATTGAAAAGGTTTATAGTATTCTCTTTCTTTTAATAAACTCATTTATCCCTCGCAACTTAAACAGTCTGACTGTTCAAATATTATTTCTCGCTTAGCTTGATTAGATACATTATCAGCTCTACTGATAGCTTCACTTCTCAAGTAATACAATGTTTTTAAATTCTTTGCCCATGCTAACATATGGACATTGTGTAAATCGCCTTTATTTACATCAGGTGGGAAAAATAGGTTTACGCTCTGTGACTGACAAATATATTCTTGTCTAGTACTTGCGTGTTCTACAATCCATGCTTGATTAATTTCTACGGCTGTTTTGAATACATCTTTTTCCCACTCGTCAAGTACGTCAAGATGTTGTACACTACCTCTGTTTGCAACAATACTTTTCCAAGTGCTATCGTATACTTCAGCATGTCCTATTTTACTCATTAGCAACCTATCTAAAAATTTATTCTTAACTAAGTTACTACCAGACTTTGTCTTTTGAGTATAGGCGTTTGCTCTATATGGTTCAATACTTGGACTAGTGTTTCCACAGATAATACTAGATGAAGCGTTAGGAGCGATTGCCAATAGATGAGCGTTCCTTACAGAACAACTATCATCGTCTGGGCAAGCTCCTCTCTCAACAGCTAGTTGTCTAGTTGTGTTTTCCGCTTGTGTTTTGATATGTTGGAACATTTCAGAATTAGCGCCTGTTGCCATTGGGTTATCAAAAGGTATTCCATTTTTTTGTAAATACGCATGAAAACCCATAGCACCAAGTCCAATACTCCTCTCCCTCTGAGCACTAAACTTAGCTTTCTCTAATTGGTCAGGAGCATTATTAATAAAGTATTCAAGTACATTATCTAACATTCTGACTAAGTCAGGTATAAATGCAGGTACTTTTTTCCATTCATCATAATACTCTAGATTAACACTAGAGAGACAACAAACTGCTGTTCTTTCTTCGTTTGTGGCGAGTGTTATTTCTGAACACAGATTACTGTGATGTACTTTCATTCCTTTCTTCTTTTGAAAGTCGGGCAAATCTTTGTTTACCGCATCTTCAAACATTAAGTAAGGCTCTCCAGTTTCCATTCTATTCTGAAGTATTTTAACCCATAACGCTCTCGCAGATACAGTTTTCTTTACTTCAAGGGAATGAGGATCTGTAAGATCCCAGCTGTCGTCAAAATCAGGATACTTTGAAGCGGAGTGAATAAGCTCCATAAAAGCGTCAGGAATAACCACAGCGTGATGGATATTAGTACACTTACGGTTAGTATCGCCACCAGTTGGCTTCCGTACATCTAAAAATTCCTCAATCTCGGGGTGACTCATATGTATATAACTTGCGTAACTTCCCCGTCTAGTTACTCCTTGTGAGAAAGCTAACATTTCTGCGTCTACTACCTTCATAAAAGGTATTACTCCTGTACTCTCGCTTCCTTTAGAAGTCTTAGAGCCAGACGCACGAACATCACTCCAGCTACCTCCAATACCTCCTCCAAAAGAAGATAAGAAAGCATTTTCTGTGAAGTGGTCTGTTATTCCTTCTCTGCTGTCATCTACATAATTCAAAAAGCAACTAATAGGTAATCCTCTTTTAGTGCCTCCATTTGATAATACTGGCGTAGCAAACATAAACCATAGTTTACTTACATAATCATATAGTCTTTGTGCATGAGCCTCATCATCTGCAAAAGCTATTGCGGCACGCGCAAAAGCTTCTTGGGGTGAAGTTTCATCACCTACCATATATCTATCTTTTAGAGTTGCTAAAGCAAAATCATCTAAAAGACTATCTTTACTAAAGTCTATTTTCACTGACATAATTCTCCACTAATCCTATAATCTCTTTGGCGTGACCGAGTACTGCTCCGTCTACGTCATATGTTAAATCCATGAGTTTAATACCAACTTCAAGTCCGTCACTTCCGAACTCATTTAAGTTCTGTATAAATTTATACTTTCCGTCTATTGGTAAACTCGCCATAATATCAAAAATATCTCCATATTGTTGAATAATCTGTGTCGCTCTCTTTGGACCGATACCATCAACTCCTGGAACGTTATCTCCTTTATCCCCTGTTAGGCACTTATATGTTAAGAAGTACTCTGGGTCAAAATCATAATGCTCGTCCCAATTATGAATCGTTGTTTCTTTTCTAGTGACTGTAGAGAATCTACTTATATTCTCATCAATAAGTAAATCCCAGTCTCTATCTGATGAAATCATCCAAATATTTTGTATACCTAGATTCTCTCTGTTTTGACAGATAAGAGCAGCTATGTCATCAGCTTCTACTCCTGCATATTTAAGCGTAAGGTGTCCCTTATACTTTAAAGTATTCATAGTAACTTGGAACTCGGCTAAGAATTCTTGGAACTCTTGTTCCTCTTTCTCAGTCTGTTCTGCATATCTTTCTTTTCTGTTTGCTTTGTATTCGGGATATATTTCCTTACGGTAATTACTACCGCCATCCCCTAAGACTACGATTTCTCCGCAGTCATAAGACTTTGCTAATGATTGTACTGTTCGTACATAATCATGTTCAAAGTCATTCTTGCCCTGATGTTTCCATCTGAACGCCAAGTTGAGTCCATCAACTATTAGTAAGTTCCCATTCGGGATCGACTCTCCATGGCTCGTAAATTTTATCGCCATTTGTAAACTTTAACTCCTCTGTTTCTAAAAATTGTTCGGCAAAGGTGACATAGCACCCCAACCAGTTTATGTACATATGTTTTTTGTAACATGGCTTTCTTGTCGTTGCCACGTACCACTGTGAGTGATTCTCTTTAAATATAAGCAGAGGTTCCTGCTCCATATCCTGTGCCTGTTTGCACAACTTAGACCACCAACCCACAAAGGTATTACTCTTTTGAGTAAATATTTTATGATTAAATGCCATATCACGATAGAACTTAACCTCTATTGTAAAGAGGTTATGTTTGTGAGGTACCATTAAATCACCTTTTATCTTGCCAGAACCTGAGCCAGGAGTCTGTACGAACTCCTCGCCTGTGATTCTTTTAAGCATATCTGCTACGCGTATCTCAGCGTCATGACCTTTCCTTCTAGAATTAACCATCCAGTAAAGCCTTGAGTTCTGTGAATCCGCCTATCTTTTCTCCGTCTACTATAATCTGAGGAAATGTTCTTGCTGTCGGAAACAGTTCCCTAACTTCTGTTGGTTTAAAACCATCGCCCATCATCTTATATATAGTCTCCTCGACTTTTGGATGATTTTCTGCTAAATTTTTTGCTTGTACACAATATGTACAATTTGGTATACTGTAAATTACTACTTGCATGTTATTCCTTTTTATATTATATTATATCAAATTTATGAGATGTTGTCAAGATATAAATTATCCTTCTAAGTAACTAATATTATCTATTTTAGTTATCTCTATTTTTTCTAGTAATGGGTGAGTCCAACCATGTGATACCATATATGTATTAAGGTTTTCTTCTTTAAGTAATACTTCCACTACTTTTTCTTTACCAACTTCATCTAAGGCTTGGTTTACCTCATCTAAAAATAGCACATTGATTTGACTACGACTTATAGAAGCCATTAGTTTTCGTATTGCTACTAAGGTTGCTATGTTTACTCTAGCTAACTCGCCGCTAGAAAGAGCAAGAATGTCAATAATATTGCCATTATCTGAGACTTCCACATTTAATTTATCATTCTCCACTACAAAGTTAATACTAAATCTACCATCACTAAATTCAGCAAGGTAGTCGTTTGTTAGAACTTCTAGTTCTTTTACTAGAGATTCTATTTTATAAGCTAAAAGTCCGTTCGTACTAAATGCTTTTTTGAGTGTTTCAAGAATCGCCAATTTGCTTTCTGAACTCTCAAGACTAGATTTACTTGCATCAAGCTCCCTTTGAAATCCATCAGTTTGTTCCAAGATGATGCTAATTCTGGTGTTATGTCTTTCTCTTCTCTCGTTTTCATTTATAACCTCTTGAAGACTCGACCTACTATCGGCAATCGTTTTACGAAGCTCTTGAATTTGCTTGGAGATTCTTTCTCCATCCACTGCTTCTGACGGGAGCTCATGGTCAATAGACCTGTAGGTTTGTTCCCAGTCTTGGACTCCTTTGGTTGCTGCCCTATGTATTTTATTTCCATGTTGTATCTCGGTTAAATCTGCTTTCTTCTCTAAGTAATTTAGCTTTGCTGTCTTTATTCCTTCTCTATGAAGCTCTAGTTTTTCTTCAGTGAAGTCTACTTCTATGTCCTGACCGCATGTAGGACACTTACCTGTTTGACTTTCATACTCATTTAAGAGTCTCTCATGATATGCAAGATTATGGTTTACTTTTCCTATATCTTGTTCTATATCAGAAGTATCTTGCAACTCAGGATAAGTTTGTAAATCTGCTTTGTACTGTTCTAGCGGTATGTTTTTTACCTGCTGTTTCAGCATTTCATTAAGATTTATTTTTTTATTCTTTTCGGAGATATTTTCAAATTCTAATTGTAAAGAACGTAAAGATTCTTCATCTTCTTCATTAATTTTTGGTAAAATCATCTTTTCGAGTATGACACTATCTTCAAGAATATTATCTGCCAACCATTTCTCGATTGTTGCAATTTTCGCATTGCTTCCTGTGATTTCGTTTGCTTTTACTCTTACAGCTTCTTTAAAAATCTCAAAGTAAGACACATATTCGTCTAGCTTCAAGAGGTCAATTAAGAACTTTTTACGGTTCGTGTCAGTCGCTGTTAAGAATTGTAATGATGCATTGGTGTTTTGGTAAACTAATTGAGAAAAGGTTTTAAAATCAATGCCCAATACTTCCCCGAGCGTCTTGTACGTATTTGACGCTGTGTGTGAACTTATATCTTCTCCATTTTTTGTAAGTTTACACTTAAGTGCTGCACGTCTTATAACGCTAATACAGTACTCATCATTATCCACTGTAAAAGATAGAGAGATATTATAACCACTATTGATATAGCGGTTTGCGATATCTGCCTTCTTAACATTTTTACTGTTTTTATTAAATAATACTTCCTCTAAAATCAAGGGAATAGAGGATTTTCCCACTCCATTTGTGCCTACAAGCTGTGTAAGAGTTGACTTATCTAAGTCTAACTCGTTTCCTTCTCCATAAGAAAAGCAATTATCCCACTTCAGCTTCTTTAGAATAATCATTAAACACTCCTATAATATTTGGTATTTTAGTTTCTTCCAGACTTAAGATTTCAGATAGATACATTATTAGTTCTTCTGATATTGTCATGTCTTGACTCAACTTAAGAGTTGCTTCCATTTCTCGTTTTACTACTTTTTTATCGAGTAGCTCAGTGTTTTTAACTTTAGCCAAATCTTGAACATCTCCTTCCAACTCATATATAGTATGGTGAAAGTCGGTCTGAATCATATCATCTGGGTTAGTTACACTAGTACGAATAAGTTGAGGTAGTTCAAAACTCCCCCACTTCCATTCTAATCCGTCTATTAGTAAATACCCCGTTCGGACTTGATTTCTATGAAATGATGTAGTCATAGGACTGCCTGGATATACAATGTTTCTTTGAGTATTCTCGTGAGCATGTAAATCTCCAGCAAAAACAACTTTGAACTTATCAAATCTTTCTAAATCTACTTCTGGTACTACATGTGGTGGTATCTCTCCACGAACATGAGTATATAAGATTTCTGCATCAATATTTTCTATTGCATCTTTTCTATGTAAGTCTGCATAAGGTAATATTGCCCAGTTATCTTCGTAATATGTTGTATCAATTACTTCTACTAGAGGATTGATACTACTGGTAACTTTCTTCAAATTAGTAAAGAAAGTTTTATTTTTTCTTGTGGCTTCATGATTGCCGTCATATATAATAGTTCTTACATTTACTCTCTTTATAAAATCAAAGTAAAGAGTAAGTTCATCCATGCTGGGAACTCGATCAAACAAGTCCCCACCAATGATGTGTAAATCACAATTATTTTCCGCAATTACATTCTGTATTTGTTCAAAGAACATTTCATAGCGAGAGCAAGCCCAAGCTACAGGTACATTCTTTTGTCCTAATTTAATATGCCAGTCTGCGGTAAATAGTATCATTTCATTGTTTCCTGAATAAAGTTGCCTATTGTATTTATATCTTGGTCTGATAACATAGCTGCTTGTCCCCACATAGTAGAAGACATAGCACCGACAGTTTCTCTATTTTTATAAGCATTTAATCTACTTACAATATAATCAGAGGATTGACCTGCTAGTTTAGGAAATACAGCCATACCTTGACCTTCCATTCCATGACAAGCAGCACAACCTGCCCATAGACTTCTAATAGAGGAAAACTCATCTGCATTTGCAAGTTCTTGTTTTGCTCTTAGTATGTCTACGCTTGTACCATTTAGGGCTACATAATCAATATAACATTGACCAGTACAACTAGTATTACTAGGCTGTCCTCTATATTCTAGATTATTGTAAGCAACCGAGATAGTTGCAAACATACCTATACAGATTGTAAATATATACCCCTTCATTTTTCATTTCTCCAATCTTTTACCCATCTTGCTCCATCTCTTTCTGCGTCTAAAAATATAGCATTAGTGAAACTTATAGGTAAAAGAACTGCAATATGAACAATGATACTTGTTACTACTGAATAGCCAAGCCATCCCATATAGTAAGAGGCAACAAATCCAAAGTATACTGACCACATAGTAAACAATACTAACATAAAGTAAGTTTGTAAACTTGGGTCAGGAATAACTCTTAATGGATTATATTTTGCATCCATGATTATACGCCAGGTATCTACTATCCATAATAGTGATTTTTTTAATTGCTTCATGCTACGAAGTCTTCTCCTGGTTGCCATTCACAACCTGTAAGTCCACCAGCTTTTAAGCCTTGCAGTGTTCTTAGTACTTCGTTTGCATTTCTACCTGTATCAAGTGCATTGACTGATACATGTTGAATAACCCCTTCTGGGTCTACAATATATGTAGCTCTAAAGCAGACTCCATTATCTTCATCAACTATTCCTAGTTTAGTAGATAACTTAAGTCCACAATCTGCAGCTAAAATATGATTAATATTTCTAATTGTGTCATTTGTTTGTTTCCACATTAGTTTACAGAACTCATTGTCACCGCTAACGCCGATAACATCTGCTTCTGATACTAGCATATCCATTCCTGCAATTTCAGTAGGGCAGATAAAAGTAAAATCTTTAGGATAAAAATACATAACAGTCCAACTATTGGGTGCTAATACATCTAAATCTAAAAAACTATTGCTTTCATCTACTCCAACCATATGGAAATTAGGAAAGATACTTCCTACTCCAATCATGATACGTCGAACTCCGAATCTACTTGCTCTTCTCCGCCATCTTGATTATTGATTCTTCTTAGTAATTCCAACTGTGCGTCAGCAGTAGGTCTAGGAAGTACATCATCCATAGATTTAAGATCTTTGATAAGCTCTTTTTCTTCGTCGGTTAGTTCTCTATTTTTACATTTTAAGACAGCTAACTGATACTCAACGTTAAATACTTGAGGTCCAGTTTTCTTTCTTTTAAAATGAATGTCATAACCAGTTACTGGGTCTGTTGGATCACCTAAGTCTTCCATAGCTACAATAATTTGGTCAAACAGTTTTCTTTTAAGATTCAATACTTTAACTGAATTGTCTGAATAATCAATACATTGAACCGCATAAGACCATCCACACTTTAAGTCTGGGTAAAAGTCTCTTACGTGGTCGTGTTCGATGTTATTAAAGGTTTCAGAGTTTCTGTCGAAAGACAAACATTCCATAGGGATGTTTTTGTTGTTCTCTCCTTTAATCCAGTAGACATATCTAGGGAGTAAGTCGCCCACTAGTCTTACCTTGTGGTCTTCCTTATCCGCGTAGTTATAAGTTGATATTTTATCTTTTTGGGCTGAGCCCTTGGTTACATTAAAGCCTATTGCCATAATAATTCTCCTATTGTGTCTCCTCGAACATAAAATGAATCCTGCCGTTTTTTATGTCAAGCAGTCTGTTTTTAGTAATAATATCTTCTGATATTGGTAACATCAGAAGGTCAAGTGTGGAGTCTTTGGTTTGCTGATACTCAAAGTAATTGCGAAACGATGCGACTCCTGCATATTCCACTACTTCTTTATCTGAGTAACTGCGACCAGCATTTAGTAGTTTCTCAGGATTCAAGAGAAACGACTGTCCGCCATAGTAGTGTTTATAAAATTTAAACACTCGGTCGTTGTAATTTTTGGGTGTAAGTTTAAAAGTAATAATTCTTAGGATTGTAATGGTGTCCATAACATTTCCTTTGCTTCTTTTTAAAATCTCATTCCAATTAAATAATAACATATTATATCAAATTTTATAGATGTTGTCAAGAACTATTTTTGTCATCTTCATACGGACGACTAGATCGAATTTTTCCAATATCTTCTGGAGACATTGTTGCATGAACGTCATTCAATGCCATATCTACTAGTTTGCCTTGGTAGATGTAACTACCACAATGCATAAGTTCAACCATTGGCAATGTCCATATATCTATATTCTGCTTTCTCAGATTTTCACAAAACATGTAATCTTCACTTAGATATCTGTTTTCTTCATTGATTATACAGTCAAAATAAGCATGAATTTTCTCTCCTAGTTTAAACTCTCCTTCTCTTAAATGGTCAGGAGTATACTCTAACTCGGGATGTGCTTCTGCATATTCTTCAAATACACTTCTATGTATCATCATAAATCCAGTACCTGCTTCTTTAACTTTTACTGGCTCATATATGGGTGCTCTACCACCTGGGTATGCTCTATGATCTGGATTAAAAACCATGTCCCCCGCTACCTTTTCTAGTGCTACTGGATTATCGTCAAATGTTCCTGACTGAGCAGCTTTTAATACTTTCTCCCAAGCTATAGTTTTCTTAGGATATAGTGCTGTCATAACTCTATATTTCTCAGGATCTTCTGCAACTAAGTGAGTCATATACATTAAGTCTTTGGCTTGCCATGCAACATCACTATCTATAAATAACATGTGAGTTGACTCAGATTTTAAAAAGTTAGCAACACAATAATTTCTTGCTCTAGTTACTAACGATTCATTAAATAAATAATAAATCTGCATTTCAATTCCATAATGCATAAACATACTTGTAGTGTCCATTAATGATTTAGTATATAGTCCATAGCATTGACCACCATACATTGGAGTAGCTACAAAGATTTTCATCTTTCTCATCTCTTCCAAATTTAATTGGATTTCTTTTGTTTCTTCTGTCATAATACGGTTACCTCATAACCTTCTCTAATATAATATCCCATCCTAGCGTTTGCTTGACGAGATGCTGTTTTGCCTTTTAAGTTTATGTCTACGATAACTGGTTGTCTTTTGCCATCTAGTTTTCGGACTACTCTACCTATAAGCTGTGTAAGTAATGGTTCATTATTAACTGGTGTACCTAGTACTAAACAACTTAATTCATTTAATGATATACCTTCTGAAAATATAGATTGTGTTCCAAATAAAATATTTTTACTTGTTCTCACTTCTTGCATAGCTTCTTCTCTTTCTTCAAAATTCATATCGCCTGTTATTGATACTGCCTTATCTCCTACTAGATTAGCACATCTCTTTAAAAAATGTACTCTATCGGAAACAACCAATACCTTATGTCCTTCTGCAGCATACTTTGCCGCTATCATACTCACACTATGGACATATTCTTCGTTGTGAGTAAGGTCGTTGATTCGTTCTGCCCAAGGCGTAAACGAACCATCTATAAATCTTATATCTGTTTTATAAATATCTATTTTAGGTATTAGATAATTTTCTTTTGGCGGTTTAAATACATTATGTCCAAAGTAATCTCTAAACACTACATGTCTTCCATCTTTTCGTTCTAGTGTTCCTGTTAGTCCTACTTTAAATCTAGCAGGCATTTCGTCTACTATACGCGTAAAAGTTGGACTTGATACATGATGCATTTCATCTAAAATAACTGTTCCGAATACTTCTTTTATGTCGTTTACTCGTCTGTATAATGACTGTATATTGCCAATTACTATAGGAGGCTCTACATTAAACTTTCCACCACCAATTACTCCTGCGTCAATTCCAAATACTTTTTTTACTTCTTTTTCCCACTGCGCTCTTAATGTAGTTGTATGTGTAACTACTAATGTTTTCTGACCAAGCTTCGCTGCTATAGCTAAACCTGTAAAAGTCTTTCCCCAACTTACCCAAGCGTTAATTATAGCACAGTCATCTACTTCATCATAAACCGCTTTTTGGCTTGGTCGTAAATCAAACTTAAACTCAGGAAAGTCTGCTTCTACACTAATCCTCTTATCGAAAACTTCGTAATCATCTGGGATTAAATCTAGTCTTCCAACAGGAATAGAGATTAAACCTTTTCTAATATACCTAATTGTTTTTAGCACCATAGGTGGGTCTTGTGGCATACGAGGAGGTAAAGTATAAGTCAACTCTTTTTCTATTTTATTGAACACATCAGGCGTACCCATTATCTGTATTCTATTTTTTATTACTGCTTTCATTTATTTTATTTCTTAACTTACTACTAGAGAAAGAATGTGCTCTACTAGTATAATATATTTCGTGTAATCCTTTTCCTGTAAAATGTTTATCTGTCCAATCTTCCCCTACAAACCGAAGTTGTATTGGAGTAGCTTCTAACAAATCAAGTAAACTTTGTTCTGTATCATAAGGTATAATCTCATCAATATATTTAACTGCTCTAAGTTGTATATACCTTTCGTATACCGACTGCACAGGTTGATTCTTCTCTTGCCTGTCTATGCTTGGGTCAGTTTGTAATCCTACTATTAAATAATCACAGTTATCTTTCGCTTCCTTTAGCATTACTATATGTCCTGCGTGTAGTAAATCAAATGCTCCGCATGTAAAACCTATCATAATACTGTTAGATAATCCAAATCTTCTTTTGCCCATTGCTTTGTCATAGGCTCATAGTTGTTGTTCCAAGGGCTAGACCAACCTACTTTTGTTTTTCTTTCTCTAACATGTTTGGGTAACATATCTCCAAACACCTCTCTGAGTAAATATTTGTATGTTCCTGGGTGCCAACCTGCCTGTTGTTTAAACTTCACTGCCCCATTAAAAGAGTATATGTACTGTACATAGTTTTGACCTAAAAATACAGGTCTTGATTCCATTCCAAACATTCCACAAGTTTGGTCAGTTGCTAGTATATTTTGTTCCGATGTAGATAGTAAATCAAAGAATAATCCATTATTAAATTTATCAGTCTTAGAAAAAGCAACACTCGGAAACCACCCCATTTTTCTACATCTATCTACTGTTTCTTTATCCCAGTTGGGGTCTGTTATTCTTTTGGAGTGGTGTCTATATCCTGTGTATAGTTCATCAGCACTATCTCCTGTAATTACAACTTTACAACCATCTCTACTAGCTGCTTGGGCTAGTAGGTATCTTGGGGCTTGTCTATTTCTGTCAACCCAAGGAAAGTGAGTGTTTGCTATCCATTTTCTTGATAGATGTGCCATATCTTCTTGCTTTAGTACAATAATTTTATATGGAATTCCCCACTCTTTACATGTTTGTTCTGCCATAACTCCTTCGCCTCTAAAACCATCATGATTATTATAAACTGCTTTAGTCTTATCATACTGACAAATATATGCTGTTAAATCTAATCCCATATCTTTTATACAAGATAAAGCAAATGTACTATCTAATCCACCACTAAGAAATATTGCTGTCTTCTGTTTATTATTAGCAATTTTTCTTATTGATTCTACTGTTCTTTTTCTAAATTCTTGTTTATCAAAATTCCATGACCTTATTTGATAATTTTGCCATAGATTACGTTGGACAGTCATACCAGTTTCTAAACAATGTTCTATAACTTGTCCTGGAGCTACTTTGTGAATATGCTGATAAGGAGAGGTATTTCCAGCCCACAAAGGATTGAAAATAAACTGTTTATCCATACCATCATTTTTAGTTTTGTTTATAAAACTTCTAAGACTTGTAGCAGCTGCAAAAGCTTTTCCTTTTTTATAATACCATAATGGTTTTGCACCAAATTGATCTCTAATTAAAATTACTTTCTTTTCTTTAGGTTGATATATTGCTATAGACCCATGCCAATTTGTAAATTCTAAAAAGCTTAGACCATACATATCATATCCATTAGCTAAAAACTTTGTATCATTGGGTTGTGTCGTGTCATACATTTCTCCATTAAATACAAGTATATGTCCTTTTTTAGTCTTATATGGTTGTTTTTGATTTTGCCCACTAATATCTAATAGAGCATGTCCAAGAGTTAAAGTGTTATCAGACCAGAAGTCCATACCATCAGGTCCACGGAACTCTTGTCGTTGTAGCATTGTTACTGCCATATGTTTATTCTGTGTTACTATAAATCCGCACATTATATTTCTCTATATTCTCCTTTTGTAAATACACTCATATCTTCTTGTATAGGATGACAGTCAAATGCCAAACTAATTCTTTCTTTTTTACTTCTATTTGGTTTTACTTCATGAAATAAATGACAACCAAACCATTGTAAGTCTCCAGGAGTACTAGGAACATTGCCTATCCAATCATAGTCAGTACCTATACTGGTGTCTCCTGCTATAAATAAATTACCACATTTAAAATTTCTGTCTTTACCACTTGCATGTTGATGTCTTGGAACTCCTTCTCCATGTCGTAAAACATTAGCCCAGCATTGCACTACATGAGTAGTCTTTAATATTGTTCGTAATTTAGGTATTAAAAATTCAAAATCATCCAACCAATTATAACAAGAAAACTTACTTGTTAAACCTTTAAATGCAGTTGGCCATTTTGGAGTAATACCTAATACATATTGTTCTTTTACTAATATTGTTTGCTCTATTTCTTTTACTTCTTCAGGAGTAATCCAGTCGCTGTATGTAATCATTTTAACCACATCACAAAACTTAATTTTCTTCCACTTACTAAGTCAGAAACTCTATGTACCCAGCTTCCACTATATAATATTGCATCTCCTCTATTTAATTCTAAATCAGCTAGGTGTCTCATTTGAAAGTCTGCGCCTTCATATTCCCACTCATTTGATAAATTAATAGATACAGACACAGTAGAGATATTAGGTTCTGCATGCCACTCTAGTCCTTGTTTTGGTTCATCATAACACATAATATGTGCATAATGTCCAAACTTAAAGTCTAATGAATCAGGCTCTAGTTCAAACTTTTCTTCTGCTAAAGCTTTTAAAGGTCGAAGATGTTTAGTCATACTGCGTATAGTCCAGTAAGTTCTATTTACAGCATGCTGTTGTCCTTTACGTTTAGTTTTTAGTCCAACTTCTAAAGTAGGATTTGGGTCAAGCACTCTAGTAAGTGCAATGTAATCATCACATTCATCTGCTGATAAGTAATTTCTTATAACAAAATACTTATTCTTCATGAGGTTCTTCTTCTATGGTATACCAATCTGTTATAGTTTCTAAGTCTATATCGTCCCATCTTTCAAACTCAATGTCATAGGCTAAGCACTTATCCATTTGTGCTGCCTTTTGATTAAAAGATAATCCATTACCACTAGGAATAAAATAAGGGCAACATGTCATTTCCCTTTCTTTTTGACCTCCACTATTTAAACTAGTGTACTCTACATAACAAATGTGAGTTTCTAGTGCAATCATTAATTGTTGTGCGTCATCTCTATCCATATATTTTCCTTTTTACTTATCCAAAAGCAACTTTTAGTAATCCTATTGCTAATATTGTAAGTCCTGCTGCATTTAATACTATTATTGCTCGGTCTTTCCATAGTAATCCTACTAAAGTCCATCCGAACACTCCTATAAACGACAATACCAAGTCAGCTGTAGGCAATACGCCTGCAGCTCTAATTGACATTGCTCCTAAAATAGCCACAGAAGATGCCCACTTTATCCACCAAGCGAAGTTTTCTTTCTTTTTACGTCTGGCTTCTTTGCCTATATGATTCATCTTTTCCATGATATTTTTGATTCACTATCTATTGCAGACTGTACAGCCTGTATATAGTCCCTGTCTTCTTCAGATAATACTGACCAGAACTTACTAACAGTTAATGTATGTTCATATACTACTTCAGGTCTAACTAAATGGTAATCTTGTTCCATCCATCCCTGTAGTATATCCATTCTTTCATTAATTTTTGTTCGTAAATTCAAACTTTTCTCCAACTATCTTTTTTCTTTTCTTCACAATATTCCCACACTTTCCAAGGAAAGCCTGATAAATGTAATACTCCTGCCCATGTATATTTAGCTGGCGGTGGTCTTTTCTCTACAAAAGGAAAAGGAACTCCAGTCAGCCATATTACAGTCGCTACTTCTTTTAATTCTCTTTTTCTAATCTTATGATACATAAGTTTAGCTGTTCTATTTTTTTCTTTAACAATGATTTTTCCTTTACTATCTATAAAGGTTGTTCCTCTATGCTTTAACATACTGATTTCATCTTCAATCATATATCTTAAAGGATAGATACTTTTCATTGGAGTTTGTATTCTTCTCATCCCTAGAGTTTCCCCTTGCATATTTTTGTCATCTAATACTTGGTCATCTAGCCAAAGTATACCGTCTAATTCTTCTGCATTATCACTATGAATTACATAAATCGGGAACTGAATTGATTGCATATTTCCTCGTAACTTTTATCGAATATAGATATTTTAAATAGTATTCGTTCTTTGTCATTATTTCTGACCATGTGTTCTTCTTGTGTATTTATTATTGCAGACTTGTAGGAATAAGGTCTGTCCCTATATCTAATAGCTGCTGTGTTACCATTTATTACCCAATTATATGCACACTTTGTGCCCCAGTCTTTATGCCAACCAATAGTAGTATTAGGGGCAATATATACAAACTTCATATTAAATTTAGCTTTTATATCTAAGGCCTTATGGCTAGCCAGTACAACTAGCTCGGGGTAGCTTACATGTGCAAACTTATAGCCTTCAATTCTTTCTTCCTTTCTTCCATGATGATAAAACTGTTTTCTTTCACACTTCAAAGCTTTATCCAATAACCATTCTGTATCTACATCAAACTCTATTGGATTACAAGGAATCTTACTATTTAATTGTGATGCCATATCTTTCCTTAAAATCTAT